GAGAAAATGACCTTTCTTTCCTATCACAAGGGATTGGTGAAATCGGAGCAGCAATAATTGGACCTTTCCATAAAGGACCTGCTTTCGTACCAACCGTTGTCAATACACAATCAGAATTCGAAGAAATATTCGGTACACCTAATGGAGAATACTATTCAGGATATACCGTACAAAATTATTTAAGAGAAGCTGGAGTAGCTACTATTGTTCGTGTAGGACATATAGGTGGTTATACTCATGCAGCACCTCTTGGGATTAAGTTAAGTGGTGTAGGTACTAAAGATGACCAAATCATCGGTGTACTTCATGGAACTGATAACTTAGCAGATTCAGATGGAGATGTAACAACTGAATTATATGCATCAACAGCTATAGATTCACAACCATCAGCATCAGCATTTTCAATTTCAGGTTCTTTATTAGGAACTGAAATATCAGCATCAGTATTACCATCAGCAGGAAATGATTTATCCGATGTATTCGGAGAAAGTGCATTTGGTGGTAAAAAAGTATTTTCATACAAATACTTTGAAAATGCAGCAACCAACTTTGCAAACCACCTAACTAATAGTGGTTCTCAAGTATCATTAGTTGCGTTGGCTGACCAAGATTTCACACAAGATTGTACACACGCTTCTACTCCTTGGATACAATCACAATTGATTTCTGGTGAAAGACATAACTTATTTAAGTTACATACTCTTGGTGATGGTACTTACGCAAACAAAGAATTTAAAGTATCTATTTTTAATGTAAAAGCAGCTGGTACTTCAAATGCAACTGATTATGGAACATTCTCATTAGCAATTAGAGGATACTCTGATACAGATAAAAGTAAAGTAGTAAAAGAAACATTTACAAATGTAACTTTAGACCCAGCTTCACCAAATTACATTAAAAAAGTGATTGGTGATTATAATATTACAATTGATGCAGTTGGAAAACTTAACAAATGGAGATTATGTAAATCGTTCTAAATTTGTAAGAGTTGAATGTGTAGCAGAAGGTTCGGCACCTGTAACAGCAGTACCATTTGGACACGGAGCATATACTAACCCAATTTATGTAGGTGGTTCAGAATCAGAAGTACCAGCAGTAATTTTCTCTACTGGTTCCGCTGAAAACAATGCATCTAAATCAACATCATATTCAGGTATCGATTTAGAAACTGGTGTTGTAAAAATAGATAATGCGGCATATCTTTCACCAATTCCAGCTTCGGCAACAGTTGGTGGGAACACAGTATTTGCATTTGATGCTGATATTAATGTAGCGGCAGGAACAAGTACAACTCAAAACCATCCTGAAGATGGATATGGAACATTTAACTTTGGTTATACTGTTTCTACATCAGATACTGCAACAACTATCGCTAAAAGACAATTTACAGTTGGATTCCAAGGTGGATTCGATGGTATATCTCCAACAATCAAATCAGCTAAAGCTGATGATTCACAATGGGGAGCAGGAAACTCACAAGGATTTAACTTATCTACTTCAACAGCAAGTGGTTCAGTTGCATATGTAAAAGCAATCAACGCAGTATCTAACCCAGATGATTTCGATATCAACTTGGTATCTGCACCTGGTGTTGTTAGAAGATTACACTCTTATGTGTTTGATAAAGTAACTGATATGGTAGAAGCTAGAGAAGATGCATTCTTCATTGGTGATGTAACTGATAAAGATGATACTATCGCTCAGGCTGTACAAGAAGGTACATCAGTTGATTCTAACTATGTTGGTACTTACTACCCATGGGTTAAAACAATCGATAGTAGAACGAATAAATTAACTTCAGTTCCTCCATCAGTATTGATGCCAGGTATTTACGCTGAAAACGATGCAGTTGCAGCTGAATGGTTTGCACCAGCAGGTTTAAACAGAGGTGGTATCACCGGAGCAGTTTCTGTACTAAACAGATTAACACATGCTGAAAGAGATACACTATATGAAGGGAAGATTAACCCAATCGCACAATTCCCAGGTGAGGGTATCGTTGCATTCGGACAAAAAACTCTACAAGATAGAGCATCTGCACTTGATAGAATCAACGTAAGAAGATTGTTAATTAAAGTTAAAAAATACATTGCATCTACATCAAGATACCTTGTATTTGAACAGAATACAACACAGACAAGAGGAAAATTCTTGAATACTGTAAATCCATATTTGGAAGGAATACAACAAAGACAAGGACTTTACGCTTTTAGAGTGGTAATGGATGAATCAAACAACACACCAGATGTGATTGATAGAAACATCTTGGCAGGGGCTATTTATTTACAACCTACCAAGACTGCGGAATTCATCGTAATTGATTTCAACATATTACCGACTGGAGCTTCGTTCTCGGCATAATAAAAAATTAAGGAAACTATATTTATAGTATATAAAGGAGAAAAATAAAATGGCAGAAGTATTAGAATTCAACGATATGTTCTACACCAACTTCGAACCGAAGATGAAGAACAGATACATCATGGAAATTGATGGTATCGCTTCATATTTGATTAAAACTGCAAATAGACCTTCTATTCAGTTTGAAGTTGTAACACTAGACCACATCAACGTTAAGAGAAAACTCAAAGGTAAAGGTGAGTGGCAAGATATCGAAATCACTCTATTCGACCCAATTGTACCAAGTGGTGCACAACAAGTAATGGAGTGGGTAAGAACATCTCACGAATCTATCACAGGTAGAGATGGATATGCAGATTTCTATAAAAAAGATATCGATATCTATATGCTAGGACCTGTTGGTGATAAAATCGAAAATTGGAAACTTAAAGGTGCGTTTATTAACAACGCAGTGTTCAATGATTTAGATTGGGCTTCTAATGACCCTTCAGAAATCACTCTAACACTTTCTTACGATTACGCAATTTTAGAATACTAATACTACAATATACTTTTGATACTTCCATAAAAGGTTCTCTTGTTGAGAACCTTTTTTTTTACATAAATTTTAACATTATATATTTATATGTTCAAATGGAGTTAGTGATGAGTGAATATGTAATTGAAATTGGAGCATTTGTAGTACTATTTTTAGTACTAAAAAAATATTGGAATACAAAAGTAAAAGAATACTTTGGTAACTTTGTAGTTGGTATTAATATTTTTGTTTGTTTCCTTTTTCTTTATGCATTTATAAATCAATCCCTTTCATATGAAATAGTTTTTCCAAAAATACTATTACATGGTATTGTAGCCACGATAATATATACATTATTTCAATTAGATAAAAAGAAATGAAGGAACATATAGTAATATTATCAATAGCTGCAGGATGGATGTTATTTATTTTAATAGGATATCTACAAGACAAATAATTCTAACTTTTTAAAACTTATATATTTATATACGAACATTAAAATAAAAGTTTATGGCAAATTATGATTTTCCAACTGAAGTGATAGAGTTACCATCTCAAGGTAAACCTTACGCTGAAGGACACCCGTTATCAAAGGGTACGGTGGAGATTAAGTATATGACTGCAAAAGAAGAGGATATACTTGCTTCCCAAAATTTGATAAGGAAGGGGGTGGTACTTGATAAGTTATTCGAATCTGTTGTGGTCGAAGAAGGAGTGGATATAGGTGATATATTCGTTGGTGATAAAAACGCAATTCTTCTTGCAACTCGTGTTTTGGGTTATGGAGCAGATTATGAAGTTGAGGTAACAGACCCCTTTACCTTGGAACAACAAAAAGTTAATATAGATTTATCTAAAATACAAACTAAAGATATTGATTTTGATAAGTTGAATTCAGATAATTTATATGAATTTGAATTACCTACCTTAAAAAAAACTATCAAGTTTAAACTACTCACTCATAAAGATGAAATTGATATCAATAAAGATATTCAAGCAATGCAGAGATTAAGTGGTAAAAGTGAAGCACCATCCCAAGATGTATCTACAAGATTGAGATATATGATACAAGATGTAGATGGAAATACAGATAGAGGATTTATTAATAACTTTGTAAAAAACAATCTTTTAGCTAAAGATTCAAGAGCTTTAAGAAACTATGTTAGAACTATATCACCAGATTTAGATTTGAGTTTTGATTTTACTTCTGATATAACAGGTGAAACGGAGGCACTTGATATACCATTTGGTGCCGGGTTTTTTTACCCTGCCGAGTGATTACTCAATCCAACTTCATAACCAAATTTGGGAGATGGTTAACTATGGTAATGGATTTATTTGGTCCGAGGTGTACCATATGCCAATTCATTGGAGGAGGTTCTATTTTAAGAAGTTAATAGAAGCAAAGAAAAAAGAAAAACAAGAAATGGATAAGATTGGTAAAAAATCTTCTCCAAAAGGACCATCAGTAAGAGTGAGGAAATAATTCCTCACTTTTTTTGTGTCCTATATTTATAGTAGTATAAAACTATAAAGGAGAAACCCTATGTCTAAAGATAAAGTAAATGAAGGACTATTTGGAGCAGCTAAAAAATTCTCTGATGCATTTTTTGATGGTTTAAAAAGAAACCAAGCGGATTCAGTTTTAAAACAGGCAAGAAAAGCAAGAATGGATAGAGAAGTAATCCAAAGAATGGAAAAACTTAAAAGAGATAAAGAAGAATTGGATAAGATTCTTTCAAAAATTCCAATGGCTAAAAAATAATGCTATAGATGGCTAACGAAACTCAAAAAGAAAGATTAAAAATTCTTGGGGAGATTGGTAATCTTACCCAAAAAATCAATGCGTTTAATAAACAAGGTATTGAGGATGAGAAGCGTGCCAATGATTTAAATAAAGAAAGATTAAAATTAGCTGAAAAGCTTAGGGGTATAAACCAGAAAATAAGAGATGAACAAAGAAGTTCTTATGTTGATGCTCAAAACAGTATCAAAGGAATGGCTTCATTATATGAACCATTAAAATCTGCTGAAAAACAAAGAATACAAATGCAACTTAATGGTAATGATTTATCAAAGGTAGCATTAGATAGAAGTAATAGATTAGCAGGTATCAATCAACAAATAGCAAATCTCACAGGTGACCAAACACTTGAAAAACAAATTCTACAAGATGAATATACAAGTGAAATTGCAAAATTAGAAAAGAATAAAGGTATCACTTCTGATATAATTGATAATCTCAATGCACAGAATGAGATGGCAAAAGATTATGCCTCTCTAACAGATAGACAAAAACAATCATTACAAAGACATAGAGATGTATTAGATGGTATTCATGATACTGTAAGTGGAACATTAGATACGTTTAGATTACTTACATCAACTGTTGGTGGAGTATTTGGTTCCGCTTTAATTGGAGCTGGAGTTGTTATTGATAAGTTAGGACATTCGGCACACGAACTTGGTACTTTCTTTACAGAATCAACAGTATCAGCTACTGCTTTAGGATTAGTATTTAAAGATTCAGTTGGAGTTGTTAAAGGTCTATCTGCTGAAATGGGTGGTATCGAAAATGCAACCTTTGAGGCACAAGCAAAAACAAATTTACTTGCAAATAATCTAAACATGAGTGGAGAATCAACCGCTAGAATGGTTGGTGCTTTTGCAAGATTAAATGATAATTCTACTGAAACTGCTCTAAACGTAGCGGCATCTACTAAACAATTTGCAATACAACAAGGAGTAATTCCTGGTCAAGTAATGGAGGATGTTGCAAATTCAGCAGAAGCATTTGCACTATATGGTAAAGAAGGTGGTAAGAATATAGGTCAAGCGGCTGTTATGGCAGCAAAACTTGGTGTTAATATGGCTACCATTACTGGTGTAACTGATTCACTATTAGATTTCGAATCTTCAATAACTAAAGAATTAGAATTAGGTGCAATATTAGGGAGAAATATTAACCTTAATAAAGCAAGACAATTAGCATATGATGGTAAGTTAGGTGCATCTGTAAAAGAAACCATTAAACAAATGGGTGGTATAGATGCATTCAACAAGATGGATGTTTTCCAAAAAAGACAAGCAGCTGAAGCCGCTGGAATGACAGTAGAACAATTCCAAAAAATGGCTGCTAATTTAGATAACATCAATGATAAAGGTGAAATTCAATTAGGTACTTTTGATACTATGAAGGAAACCATGAAAACAATTGCTACTGGTCCTTTAGGAAGTGTTGTTAAAGGTATGGGTTCTGCAGCAATTGCGGCTGGTCAAATGGGATTCAAATTAAAAGATGGTCTTGCTAGTATGAAAGGTATGGGAGGAATTGGTGGTAAGATAAAAGGATTCTTCAAGGGTATGGCCGGTGGAGGAGCTGGTGTAGGAGGAGGATTATCAGAATCAACAGTTCCACCAAAAACAGGTGATGGTGGTGGAGCAAGTAAGTTCATGAAATCGGTAGGTAAAATTAAAATGGGTGAGGTTCTTAAAGGAGCGGCAGCCATGTTAGTTGTAGCAGGAGCAGTATTCGTATTTGGTAAAGCAGTTCAAGAATTTATGAAAGTTTCTTGGAGTGCAGTTGGAATGGCGGTAGTATCTATGTTAGCACTCGTAGGTTCAGTTGCTTTATTAGGAGCAATTATGACAAGTGGTGTAGGTGCAGTAGCAATATTAGCAGGAGCTGCGGCAATGTTAGTAATAGCTGGTTCTTTATTTGTTTTAGGTCATGCACTACAAGCTATTGGAACTGGATTTGAAATGATGGGTAGTGGTATAACAAGTTTATTACCAACAATAACAGGGATGGTATCAGCAATAGGTCCTTTGGCACTTATGGTTCCAACATTAGCTGGATTAGCTGGTGCATTTGCATTACTTGGTTATTCGTTATTAACACTAGGTGTACTTGGATTACCTGGTCTTGCAGTATTAGCCGGTATAGCAGCAGTTGCAACACCATTAATGAAACTGGCATCTGTATTTGGATTGGGTGGAGATGAGGGAGCAGAAACTACTGCAGTAGAAGATGGTTCACTTTCTGAATATCAATCACAGATGTTACAAAAAATGGATATGTTAATCCAAACCACTGCAGCAAATAAAGATGTTTATTTAGATAAAGATAAAGTTACTAATTTAGTAATGGAACGAAGTGAAAGAATGACTGGTAACGTATTTGGATTAGGAGTAGCATAATATGGGAAAAACATTATTAGAACTTTTCGAAAATAAAGATTCCTTTAAATATGGAACTGTTTACTCTGAAGTAAAATCAGATACAGAAACTCTTGTAGAACAAGAAACTTCAGGTGTTAGAATTCGTTCTGCTGTTGAATTAAACAATCCATTAATTTATGGAAATGAAGCTACTCGTATAGCAACTCGTTCCAATCCTTTAGTAGAAGATATGAAAGGTGCTACTGGTGGTGAAGGTGGTGATGGTGGTTTAATTGGAAAAGGATTAGAAAAAATTACTGGTGGTAAATTTGGTAAAGCTGTTTTTGGTGGTAAAGTATCTTCACTTGCCGAAGCAAGAAATGGTATAAATACTAAATTAGGAATACCACAGGCGATGATACCAACTCGTTTGATTGGTGATATAGAAGGATTGGATTCACAAGAACCAATCACATTGGATTCAGTAGGAAGTGGATTACAAGGGACTGGTTTAGGTTCTTTCTTAAAAGAAACTGGTGGTGGAAATCCTAAAACAATTTTAAGACAAGGGGCTGGTAAATTAGTTGGTAAAGCAAAAGATAAATTAAGAGGAGCATTATTTGGAACACCCCAAGGATTGGGTGATGTATCACCAGAAGAACCTAACGTAGTTTTTACAACTAATGAACAAGGATTAACTTACTCTGAACAAAAGAAAGATGCAGGTCTGTTAGGTGAAATTGAACCAAATGATTTAAAAGGAACTAAATTAGATTTATCATCGGTATCACCTTTATATGGAGTTAGACGTTCTAGTACTCCTAAACATGGTGAATCAATAAAAGCGAGTGAAGGAATATCTTCTAATTACTCACCTGAAGAAAGCGGATTTTCATATAACAAACAAAGTAGAACAACTCCATTGTTTTCTAAATTTGGATTAGGACCTGGTGATTCTATAAACCTTTTATCACCAGGAGATGATTATACATTAGATGATGAAAAAGCTTTTGCAAAAGTAGGAGATAAAGTACTTTATGATTTTATACCAGTTTGGATGAAAAAGATTGGAACTTCCAAGCCAATTATCTTTAGAGCATTGATTTCTGGCCTTACTGAAAACGTATCACCATCATGGTCAACTTCTAAATTTGTAGGTAATCCTTATAATTTTTATACATTTGATTCAATAGAAAGAAGTACATCTTTTAATCTAAAATTATATTGTAACAGTCCAATAGAATTGGCTACTAATTGGGAAAAGATAACAAAAATTACTCAAATGACTTACCCAACTGTTGGAGCACAATATGCTAATGCACCAATCATACAATTTAGAATAGGTGATATCTACAATAATAAAATAGGATATATTGAATCTTTAACTTATACAATACCAGATGATTCTAATTGGGAAACTGATGGTGATAGTGGATGGTTACCTAAAATTATTGATGCAGCGATTGGAATCAAATTTATTGAATCAGTTGGTGCAGAAGATAGACCTTATGCATATACAATATCTAAAGAAGCTGCTGAAGCAATTAATGAAAAACGAGGAGATAATGCAGAAATAGGAGCATCTCAAACAGAAGGAGATGGTAATGCAAAAGTAGATAAACCAGAAAAAATTACTCCTAAAGGATATCAACTATCTAATCCATTGGATGGTTTAAAGGCACCAAAGATGCCAAAGAATATAAATACTAATAAGAAAACATCAACTCCTGCTGATAAAGAATCAGCTAAATTACCTGATAATGCAAATCAAGGTGGATTATCTGATAAATTAGATGGCAAAAGTGTTAGTGAGGCTGTTCAAGAAGCAAAAACAAAAGTATTACCATCTCAAGCAACTATCTATACATCATTAATTGCACAGGGTTATGAAGAATATAAAGGTAGTGGATTAGGAAAAATTAGAAACGAAGAAAATGATGATGGAGTACTTCTTTTCTATAAAAGTGATGGATTTGATGATGAATTAGTAAGAATAAAATCAGATGGCTCAACAAGAGGTCCTTACAAAACAATAGCTGGTAGTGAAACAAAATAATTATGGCAAGTAGATATCAAAATAATAAAACAAAAAAACTGAATGATGGTAGAGAGGTATATAGAACAAAGATATACCCAAAAATACCAAAATCGGATACGGATATTTATATAGTTACTCAAACAGGTGATAGATTAGATACAATTGCTAATCAATTTTATCAAAATTCATCCCTTTGGTGGATTATTGCATCTGCAAATAATATACATGATGCACCCTTTGCATTACCTGATGGTACTGAATTAAGAATACCTATGAATTATGTAAGTATTTTAGATAATATTAATAGATAATATAATGGCTTCAACTTTTCCAAATTTATCAAAGATACCAAAAAATGTATCCGATACATTAAAAAGTAGAGCTGGAAAGAATATTACAGCATCTTCTTTGTTGTGTTGGATAAGATTAGTATCGGCAGGAGGTGTAAGTGGAGATGGTTCTGCTTCAACAGGTGGTTTGGTATTGGAATCTTTTCAAAACAAAAAAGACCCAGAAAATGATGCAAATCCTCAAAAGAATTGGTCAACTGATAATTTTTCAACAAGATATGGTAATGGTTCTAAATCGGGTAGAGTAGGTACAAACTTTCAAGGTGATTCAGTTTATGCAAGAGATAATGATAGAGCATATAGACCATCACCAGTAGTAGAAGGTATATCAGTTCAAAATGGAAATAAGGGTTTAAGTAGAAAATGTACGTTCACTATTAAATGTTTTTCTTTAGGTCAAGTTGAAAGAATATCCGAACATTTTCTTGAACCAGGATATACAGTCCTTGTAGAATTTGGTTGGAATACAAATTTAGCAAAAGAACAAAAATTACCTGTATTATCGGCTTGTAATATTGCAGAATATAACAATTTCTCATATGTTAATAATAAAAGAAAAAACTCAAAAGGTCATTATGATGCATTTTTAGGATATATAACTGGTGGTGGAATAAAAAGTGGTGATGGTGAAACTTACGAATGTGATGTTGAACTAACTACTTTAGGAGAAATACCAACTTATTTACAACAACACAAAGGAGATTCCCAAGAAGGAGATAAAAAGGCAGAAAGTGGACTTAAATTTAGTCCACAAGAAATAAAAAATGAAGATAACATTGGAAGGTCTTTGTTTATGCAGATGTATAATAAATTACCTGCTGAAAAACAAACAAAAAATATAAAAGCTTTAGCAAATATACAAAATCCTGATAAAGGTGATTATCATGGTGTTCCATGGTATTCTGCTCATAATTTTTTAAATATAGATGATGAAATTAGAGAAAAAGTAGTAGAGGGATATAGTGATACATCAGTTGGTATTAAAAACGAAGATGGTTCAGAAACAAGTGGTAAGATACCAGAAGGAGCCCCACTTTTTTCAGACCAATCATTTATAAGATTAGAACTTGCCTTTAAAATACTTAATACTTGTAGATACGAACTAAAAGCAGGGCCTGATTCTAAATGTACTACTATAAAAGAAGGATATAGTTTTGAGATTGATATAGATTCAACTATATGTAGAGCATTTCCTAGTATATTTTCTACTGATTCAAGTATTTTATTTATACCTAATCCTGAAACACCTAATTTTGGTTTAATAGAAGCAATTACTTCTACAAAGTTAAAAGAAAATTTTGTTCAATTGGATGAAAATGGTAATCTTTCATCAAGAAAAGAAAATCTTAATTTAGCATCTCTGCCACAATTTAGTACTGATTTAGGTGGAGCTGACCCATTAGATTATGCATTTCCAGCTACAAAAAAGTTATCAGCTGACCCTTATTTTGAAACAATGGTTAGGGTTGATGGAGATGTTTTACAAGCAGATAAAGAAGCAAAAGAATGGGGTTACTTAAGAAATTTGTATATCAATTTTGATTTCTTTTGTGAAACAATATCACAATCAAATGTTGTTACAAAAGATATTTACTTTGAATTATTAAATGGTATATCATCTGCAGTAAATTCAATGTGGTATTTTGATATATTTGAATTACCAAGTTGTAAGAAAAAAGAGGGCTCAACAGGTGCTTTAGGATTAACTGTACGAGATACAAGTTTAGTTGGTAGAATCACACCAGGTTTATTAGAGGGTGTAGATGTATTTGAAACCAAAGGTATAAGAACCCCATTTTTATCATCTCAACTTAATTTTGATATTCCTGGTGCAATGAAAAATCATGTGTTAGGTAAAAGAATAAGTGCAAATGCAAATGCAGAAACAATACAGGAAGGTCAACAACCTGAAGTCAAAAATTTATTTGCAAAAGATAAAGATGCAGTTTTAGAAATATTAAATAGTTTAAAAATACAAGAAAACGATGATGAAGAAGGTGGAGCTACACAAGAAACTGAAGAACTTACTGAAAATGAAATAAGAGAAAAGAATTACGAAATTTTCATAGGACAGGCTGCAGTATATCCAACTGTTATAGATAGAAAAGAGGGTGCTAATGCAAAAGATGCATGGTATAACAGATTTGCAACTTGGTTTGCAGGTGATTCAAATGTTTCTATTAATGAAATGGCAGTTGTGGGTGCATGGAATGATTCGGCTTTATTTAATCTTATACAAAAAGGAATAAATCTAAAAAACAAGGGAAAGGATGTAGATTCTGTTTTACTACCAATAAACTTTGAATTTGAAGTTCATGGAATATCTGGTTTAAGAGTAGGGGATTTGTTTAAATTAAAAGATGTACCATCAAAATATACAAAGGGAATATTTCAAATTATAGAAACATCTCACACTATTGATGGTAACCAATGGAAAACATCGGTAAAGGCACAATTTAGGAATACAGGATAATGGATATTAATAAAAAATATAATAAAGTAAGAACAAATATATTATCTCATCCAAAGAGAATAAATACATTTGTCCCAAATCCAACTGAAGATGATTACAAAAAAGGATATATAACAAGATTTTTTGTACAAAAAACAAATGATAAAGAATCACCTATATATGAAGTTGCTTCAAGTAATTTTAGAAAATATACTAACAATCAATCTTATAAGGGAGTAACTTTAAGATGGAGAATAAAAGGCCCTTTAAATATGGTTTTCAATGATAGAAATGAAATTACTGATAAAGGAGTTAAAGAATCAAATAGAATATCAATACAAATATCTTCGAGTAAAATTGATAATTTAAAATTATACTTACCAAATTTATTACAATTTTACAAAAGTTAATATATATTAATATACAAAAATAAAATAAGTTATATGAGTTATCTTACTGATGAAGAAAAACAACAGATGTCTCATGATTGGAGATATCGAGGATTTACAACTATTCCTTTACTTACTGAAAAAGAGTGTGATGAAATTAATGATGAGTTAGAAAAACTTCGTAAAGAAAGGCAATCAACTACAAAAGAAGATGGAAGTGAGTGGGGAGAATGGGACCCTATCATGTACCCACATAAATCATCTGAAAAATTAGAAAAACTTTTTGTACATCCTAGAGTCATTGAGGCATGTGAATTTCTAATGGGTGGAAATGTGATTGGTTTACAAACTTGGGGTTATTTTAAACCACCTGGTCAACTAGGTAGAGACCAACATCAAAATGCATTCTATACTGGTTGTGGTCATAATGAGGTAATTAATACTGCACTTGCTTTGGATAATCATGATGAACAAAATGGAGCGGTTTGGAATTATGAAGGTTCTCATAGATTAGGTATTCTTCCAATAGAAGTAGATGAAGAAAGAGCAAAAACCAATCCAAAAAATTGGAGAAATGAAAGAGGAAAGGCTTGTGTAATGCCAGAAGGTCATAATTTTAAAAAAATTCAAGGTGATTGTAAAAAAGGACATATGGTACTACTTCATTCACATTGTGTTCATGGTTCTGAAACAAATAATTCAAATAGAATGAGAAGAAACTTTTTAGGTGGATATCTTAAAGAAGGTGCCCATTTTAATCAAGGTTCTCATATGAAAAGAGAACCAATAGATGTTTACCAACTTCAGAAAAAATATTGGTAAAAAATAAAAAATAATTCACTTTTTGCTTGGATTTCTCGTATTTTTTTCGTATATTTACTATGTAAATGAGTTAATAATAAACGTTAAAACTATGAGTAAAAAAGTTAAAATTTCAATTGACGGAACTGAATTCCTAATCCCTGCTGATTCTGTAAGTTACGATACTTACAACAACAACGAACCTTATATCTACATGAGGGCTAAGTTAGTTGCTTTGATTATCAAACAATATGTTAAAAAAACCTATCCTTCTCTTAAAGTGTGGGCTACTTCTGATGTTTATAGTGGTGGTTCTTCTGTTAGAGTAAATGTGTGTAATTCTGATGGTTCTCAAGTTGAACCTTTAATCTTCAAAGATATTAACAAATGGCAATATATGTTGAAAGCTGGTTCTTTCAATGGTATGATTGATATGTACGAAGATAGAGAAGATAAACCTACTACCGATAGTGGTACTCCTCTTAAATATTTCCCTTCTTATATCTTTATTGAAAACAAACCTTCTTGGGGTTCGGTTGAGTATTGGGTTAACGAATGGAATGAATACCAAAACAACTACGAATCAGAGTGGGTTGAAAAGATAAAAAGTCTTGGTGGTTGGTTAGAATATAACAAACAATTCATCGATAAAAAGATTTTAGATAAAGTAACAAGTTTAACTGTAAATGCTTAATGATATGAAAAACTTACTTCAAAGATTAAAACCAGAAATTTCAAAGAATCTTATAAATTCAGAAAAAGATTATCCTACATTGGTTGGTGATTTATTAAAAATATTATCAGAAAATGTAGCAATTACTAATATGAAACTTGGTGATTTAACAAATTTAGGAAACTTTTGTGAGAACTCTCCAAGTAGTATTCTTGAAATTTACGAAATGTTTGAAGAAAGTTAGAAAAAAGTTTGGATATATCAGATTTTTTTCGTATATTTACTATGTAAATGAGTGATAATATAAACCTTAAAAGTATGAATTATTTAATTGAACCCCAAGATTTAGTTTTCTCTGCTAAATCTCGTATTGATGGTTTCTCCCAAATGGTGAGAGATGAAGAAATTCCTCAATGGGATTTATTGGAAACTGCAACTGAAGTTGCTACTGAATGGACTCAAGATTGGGATTCTGACCAAGGATTTGGTTCTTCGGATGGAACCTATATGTTGAAAGAGTTCATCGATAATGTAATTTGGAGTTTTACTGATGGTGGTAAATACATGACTAAATTTACTCCAATCCTTTCAGTAGTTCCTTACTGTGAGGCTGAACACCACGAGAGAGTTCAACAAATGGAAAGTGGAATTTAAACCTTAAAGATATGAGAAATAAAATAGATTTTAAAACCCTTGAAAAAATTAACAACGAAATTGGTGAGTTTGATATAGGACAAACCTATGGAGGTGGAAATCCAGTCTATTTAAGATTTGGATATTGGAAACAAGTTGATGTAGATAAATTAAATAATATCCTCAAGCCAATCAATAGAGTAGAAGAAGATTCTATTTATGATGATGATTGTGGTGACCAATTTAGTTATAAATTTGTATAATTCAAAAAAAATTCGTATATTTGTAATATTATGTTAAAAACAGATTTAAAACAATTCGAAGGTATGTACTATATAGGTGATATTGTAGATGTAGATGGTGATGGTTGGGTAGATGAAGAAACTGCAGAATTAATTCTATTAGAACATAACGCAGGAGTTACTGAATGATTATAGTAGAAACCAATAAAGAGAAAGACCAATTTCTCGAATATTGGAATAA